CAACAGACAGGAAGAGCAGGAACTCCTGTTCCTTTAGTTTACGGAGAGATATTTACTGGTAGTGTTGTAATAAGTGGAAGTATTGATACTGAACAGGTACAAGCATGATTGAAAAGAAACATCTTATTAGGGGTGCGAAAGGTAATGATCCACCTCCATCTCCCCCTCAACCAACTAGAGAACCTGATACTCTTCATAGTAGACAGTTTGCAACTTTTCTTGATCTTGTTTCAGAAGGAGAGATAGAGGGTTTTGCAACAGCATCAAAAGAAGGCAGAACAAAAGGTACAACTGCATACAACAATGCTGCATTAAAAGATGTTTTTCTTAATGACACTCCAGTATTAAGAGCTTCAGCAGATTCTACAGATCCTCAAACTGTTGATTTTAACTTTCAAGATGTCGATTTTAAGCCTAGATTTGGTACTGGAGATCAGACAAAAATTTCTGGAATTGAAAGTAGTGTATCAACTACAAGTGTTGGTGTAGAAGTTACTGCAAGCACTCCTGTTACTCGTCAGATAACAAATACAAATGTTGATGCTGTAAGAGTATCTATTACGTTTCCACAATTACAAAAAGCTACTGATAATGGAGATTTATTAGGTTCTTCTGTGCAACTTAAAATAGCTGTTCAATATAATTCTGGTGGTTTTACTGATCTCATTACCGACACCATCAGAGGTAGAAGTGGAGATGCGTACCAAAAAGATTATCGTGTAAATATCACTGGTGCTTTTCCTGTTGATATAAGGGTTAGCAGGGTCACAGCAGATAGTACGGATACTAATTTACGAGATAGTTTTCAGTGGACAAGTTTTGGAGAAATTATTGATGATGCAAATACATATCCAAATAGTGCATATAGTTCGATAAGACTAGACTCAATGCAGTTTAGTTCTATCCCTGCTCGTAAATTTAGAATCAGAGGTATCAAGGTTAGGATTCCAGGAGCAGGTGCATCTAGTTCTGGCACTCCTACTGTTGATAGCAATACTGGTCGTATTATTTATCCTGATGGTTATATTTTTAATGGTGTAATGGGTGCTGCGGTATGGACTTCCTGCCCTGCAATGGTCTTATTAGACTTGCTTACGACTTCAAGGTATGGATTTGGAGATCATATAACAGATAGTTCTCTTGATCTTTTTAGTTTCGTAAATGCCAGTAAATTTGCTAACACTCTTGTTGACGATGGTGCTGGAGGACAAGAAGCTAGATTTAGTTGCAATGTAAATATTCAAAGTCCTAAAGAAGCATTTGAACTGATTAATGATTTGGCAGGAGTAATGAGATGTATGCCAATATGGTCTGCTGGAACAATAACAATTACTCAAGATAAACCTACAGATCCTAGCTATCTATTTAATCTTTCAAACGTAACAGAAGATGGATTTTCATATTCTGGAAGTAGCTTGAAAACAAGACATAGTGTTATATCTGTTTCATATTTCAACATGGATAGTCAGGAGGTTGACTTTGAAGTAGTGGAAGATGCAACTGCAATATCTAAAATAGGAACTGTTGTAAAACAAGTGAAAGCATTTGCCTGTACTTCAAGAGGTCAAGCTAGAAGATTAGGAAAAGCAATATTATTTACAGAACAAAACGAATCAGAAGTTGTTGCTTTCAATACTTCTGTTGACTCTGGTGTAGTTGTAAGACCAGGTGCAATTATTGAAATACAAGATCCAGTAAGAGCAGGAATAAGAAGAGGAGGAAGATTATCTGCTGTTACTTCCACTACTGTTGTTACTGTTGATGATACTTCTGCAACTGATTTAGCTGTAGATGACAGTGGTAATCCTGTTGGAGATGCAACATTAGCCGTAATTTTACCCGATGGATCGTTTGAAAGTAAGGCAATCTCATCTGTATCAGGTGGGACTATTACTGTAAGTTCTGCTTTTTCTCAAACTCCTAATGTAAATGCAAACTTTCTTATATCTAACGTCACTACTCAATCTCAATTATTCAGAGTAATAACAGTAGAAGAACAGGATGGTATTAATTATTCAATTACTGCCTTGTCTTATGTTGAAGGCAAGTATGCGTTTATTGAAGATGGCGAAGCATTAACAGCAAGAACTGTATCAAAACTAAATTCTCTTACTGAACCTCCTAGTGGTTTAAATGCTGTTGAAAGAATATTCCCTATCAATAATCAAGCTGTATCAAAAATAGTTATTAGTTGGCAACCTATTGTCGGTGTTGTGCAGTATCAGGTTAATTACAGGTTTGAAGATGAAAACTTTATAAGTGAAAAGGTTTCAAGACCTGATTTTGAAATAATGAACAGTAGAAAAGGAACTTATACAATTCAAGTATTTTCATACAATGTCTTAGATCAATTGTCAGCAACTTCTACTAATTTAACTTTTGAAGCTGTTGGTAAAACAGCAGTTCCACAAGATGTTACAGGATTACTTGTTGAACCAGTATCAGATCAATTTGTACGACTACGTTTTGATAAAGCAACAGATATTGATGTTACGCATGGTGGAAACGTGGTTGTCAGGCATAGTAACCTTACAGATGGAACGGGTACATTTACTAATTCTGTTGATATTATTCCTGCCTTACCAGGGAACGTATCTGAAACATTAGTGCCAGCAGTAGATGGAGAGTATATTCTTAAATTCAGAGATGATGGTGGCAGATTAAGTTCTGGAGAAACTTCAGTTGTTGTAACAACTCCTGATCCTATACCCAAGTTACTTGTATTAGCAGATAGAGAAGATACCGATTCTCCTCCTTTTGCTGGAGATAAAGTTGATTGTTTCTTTTCTGATGATGTTAATGGGCTTGTTCTTGGTTCACTTGTAACACTTGATGATGCTGCGGATTTTGATGCTATTGCTGATTTTGATTTTGTTGGTGCGGTTGATATTACAGGTGGTCATTATGACTTTGCTTCCAAGTTGGATTTAGGCGGTAAACAACCACTTAGATTAAAACGTCATTTTGTTACTCAAGGTTTTTATCCTAATGATTTAATTGATAAAAGATCAGCAAATATTGACACCTGGACAGATTTTGATGCTGCTACTGCTTTTGATGTCAATGCAAAACTGTTGGTGGCAACTACTGATAGCGATCCAGCTACATCTGATTCAGCAACTTATACACAATCTGGAACGACAATAACAGTAACAAAGTCTAGTCATGGATTTAGTATTGGTACTTTTGTTGATATTGATTTTACAAGTGGTGGTGCAACTGATGGATATTTTGAAGTTCAATCTGTGCCAAGTAGTAGTACTTTTACTGTCACTGCCTCATCCAGTGCAACAATATCAAGTAGCAACTGTAATATCGGAGCAGGATTTACTAAATTCAATACACTTGCGAATGGAACATTTATTGGTCGAGGATTTAGATTTAGGTGTCAAATGGATTCAGATGACCCTGCACAATCTATCGAAGTAGATCAATTAGGATATACAGCGGAGCTTGATAGCAGAACTGAAACTGTAAATACTGCGATAGCATCTGGTACATCTAGTAAAGCGGTTACGTTCCAACACGCTTTCTTTACAGGAACTTCTGTACTTGGTGGATCTACTTCTGCTTATCTGCCTAATATTGGAATTACGATAGAAAATGCCGAGGCTGGAGACTTTTTTACTTTATCTAGTATTTCTGGTACAGGATTTACAATAAATGTAAAAAATAGAGATGCTTCAAATAATGAGACTTTTGTTAATAGAAATTTCAAATATGCTGCAACAGGATTTGGGCGTGGTAGTTAGTATTGAATTAAGATATACTTAGATAAAAAATTGGATTAGGCAATGTCACAGGTTAGTACTGGTGCAAATTATGTAGTTGACAACTCCACAGGAGCCAACGTAAGAGCCGACATAAATGAGATATTTGATGCAATATTAACAATGAATAGTGGTGCTGCTGAACCAGCTTATAGAAAGGCATATACATTTTGGGCAGATACAGGAAACAACTTATTAAAAATGCGTAATTCAGCAAATGATGGCTGGATTGATTTAAGAACACTTACTGGTGGTGTTACTTCAACTGCTGATGCGACAATAAATTCTGTAACTGTAGGTAAAGGTGCAAACTCTGTTGCTGGTAATACTGTTCTTGGAGAAAGTGCTTTAGATGCTTCTGTTACTGGTGGAGAAAACATTGCTATTGGTAAAAATTCGCTTACATCATTAACAAGTGGTGCAAGAAATACATCTATTGGTACTGATGCTGGAGCTAATCTTACTACTGGCTCAGATAATGTAGGTGTCGGAAGTGCAGCTTTAAATGCACATTCAACAGGAAGTAATAACACAGCATTAGGTAGATCAGCTTTAACCGCTAACACTACTGCAAGTAATAATACGGGAGTTGGTTTTAATGCTTTAGCAGCAAACACAACTGGAACATCAAACACTGCTGTTGGTAAAGGGTGTTTAGACGCAAATACAACTGCTGATAATAATACTGGTATAGGGCAATCAGCTTTGAGTGCAAATACAACAGGAGCATCTAATACTGCTATGGGTAGTGGTGCATTAGAAAACAATACAACAGCAGATAATAATACAGCCGTTGGTAATTTTGCTTTAGGAGTTAACACAACTGGAACAGGTAACTCAGCTTTTGGGGCTAATGCTTTAGACGCTTGTACTACAGGATCAGCGAACGTTGGAGTGGGTTATCTTGCTTTAACTGATCTTACAACTGGTGGAAATAATACAGCTATTGGTAATGGTGCTGCACAAAATTGCACAACTGCGTCAAGTATAGTAGCGGTTGGTTCTGCTGCCTTAGATGCTAATACTGAGGGTAGTAATAATACAGCAGTTGGAATAAGTGCTTTACAAAAGAATACAACTGCAAGTGATAACACTGCTATAGGCCGTCAAGCTTTAAAAGAAAACACAACTGGAGCTAGAAATACAGCAACAGGTGCTTTAACTTTAGATGCAAATACAACTGGAGATGACAATACAGCAGATGGTCATGGATCATTAAGTAACAACACAACAGGTGATCAAAACACAGCGATAGGAAGAGGAGCTTTAAATGTAAACACGACAGCATCTAATAACACCGCAGTAGGTTATTTTGCTTTATTAAATAACACAACTGGAGCATCAAACGTAGCTGTAGGTGCTTTTACACTAGATGCTAATACTACAGGTCAATACAATACAGGTTGTGGTTGGGGTTCATTAGGTGAGAACACAACTGGAGTTGAAAACACAGCAGTTGGATTAAGAGCTTTAAGAGCAAACACAACAAGCAGTAACAGTACTGCGGTAGGATATTATGCTTTAGATGCAAATACAGCAGCTAATAATACTGCTGTAGGTTCTCATGTTTTACTATCAAACACAACTGGAACTAGGAATACTGCTGGGGGTGCTTTTGCTTTAGATGCTAATACTACTGCAAATGATAATGCAGCTTTTGGTTATAATTCTTTGACTGCCAACACTTCTGGTGTTGATAATAATGCGTTTGGATCTAGAACGTTACAAGCAAATACAACTGGGGATAGTAATTGTGCCTTTGGATTCCAATCACTTTTATCAAATACAACTGCTGATAACAACACTGCCTTTGGTCATAAAACTTTAGAAAATAACTCAACTGGTACAGGTAACACTGCCTCTGGTGCAAGAGCTTTGAGAGCCAACACAACTGGCAGTAGCAATACTGCTGTAGGTAGAGACGCATTAAACGCTAACACAACTGGACCTTCTAACACTGCTTTTGGATTTGATGCTTTACTTTCAAACACTACTGGAGATAATAATACTGCTGTTGGAAGAAATGCTTTACAGACTAGCACAACTCCTGGTTCAAATACTGCTGTAGGAAAAGACGCTATGCTTGCAAATACTACAGGATCAGGAAATACTGCTCTTGGTGCTAATGCTCTTGATTCAAATACTACAGGTGGTAGTAACGTTGCAATAGGCTATGTAGCTTTAGCTGATGCGACTACTGCTAGTGACAATGTAGCTGTCGGTAGAGGTGCTATGAACGCTGTTACAACTGGACATAGTTGCGTTGCAGTTGGAAAAGAGGCTTTAGATACTCTAACTACTGGCGATAGCAATACGGCTGTAGGTATTCAAGCTGGTTATTCCTGTACAACTGGTTCTGGGAACACAATGGTTGGAGATTTAGCTGGATATAATCTAACTACAGCAGATAGGTGTGTATTTATCGGTAATACTTCTGGATATGCTGGGACCACAACAGGCGATAAAAATACAGGAGTTGGTGATAATTCATTAAGAAATGTTAGTTCTGGAGGTCAGAACACAGCAATGGGGACTGACGCTTTAACAGCACTTACAACTGGAGATAGAAATACAGCATTAGGTATGCATGCTGGAGATAATGTTACGACTGGAAGTGATAACACTTTTGTAGGAAGAGATGCTGGTACTAATGTAACTACGGGTGGGAACCAAATTTGTATTGGTAAAAATGCACAATCTATTAATGCTACTAATAATGATGCTATAACCATAGGCGATTCAAGTATTGGAACTTTTAGATGCCAAGTTCAGACAATAAGCTCTTTATCTGATAGGAGAGATAAGACAAATATTGAAGATTGTACAGATGGACTTGATTTAATAAATAATTTAAGACCTATAAAATTTACATGGGCAATGCGTGAGCCAAGTTCTAATAATGGTACAACACATTTAGGATTCATTGCACAAGAATTAGATGAAGCATTAGGTGAAAAAAATGATTACATACGTGCTGTTGATAAAAGTAATCCTGATAAACTAGAAGCTGCTTATGGTAGATTTCTTCCTGTATTAGTAAAAGCAGTTCAAGAACTATCAGCAAAAGTCACAGCCCTAGAAGTAGGGTAAACTAAAAGTAACCTAATTTTTATCATGGAAGAAAGAACCCCAGATGAAATCGCAAAGATTTTTTCTGCTGCTGGCGATAGCGTAACTGTTATCAATGCAGATGCAAGCTATTCAGCTTTTACAACAAGAACAGCATCTATTAATACTGAAGCTGAATGGAAAGAAATGATTCAAAGAAATGTAGAGCATCTTGAGATCATCAAGGCTTACACAAAAACTGATGGAACGACTTCTATCTGGACATCTGAAGATTTCACAGACATAGATGCTGCTATCACTGCTGGTAAAAAACTCTACTAAATTATGAATTTAAAAGAAAAACTACAACAACTAGCACAAGAAAGACAAAATCTACAAGTTGCTATGATTGAAATTACTGGTGCAATGAAGATTTTGGAACAACAGATTCTTGAAGCTGAACCCGAATCAAACCAGCCATCAGATACAGAGGCATCAACCCCACAAGAAGTAACAGCACCATCAGAGTAAGTGGTGCTACCATTTTATTAAGAACTTCTTTGATCATGTTTCAAAAAATCGCTAATGTTTTGAGTATCATCTCATTCGTAATGGTAGCTTCCATGAGCGGTGGAACGTACTTTGCATACAAATATGTAACATCAGAACAATTCAAATCAAGAGTTATGAACGAGATTCTTGATAACGTATCTGGAATGATGCCAAAAGTATTAGATCAAGGCTTACCAAAAGTAACTGGCCCATCAATGCCAATTATCAAATGAAATGTTATTGGTGCGATACTGAATTAATTTGGGGTGGTGATATTGATATTGATGACTCTATGCCAACTTATCCTGAGTTTTCAGTAATGACTAACTTATCTTGTCCTAAATGCTTTTCAGAAGTAGAAGTATTGAAGAAAAGAGATGCCTTCGATTGAAATACCTGATATAAATATTCCTGAAATTTACATTCCAGACGTTCCAGAAATATATACTCCTCATTATTTAACTATTACAAAGCCACCAGATATTGATGTTCCTGGTTGTACTTATCAACATCGTGATATAAAAAATACTGGTAATCGTAATTTATTATTGGAAGATCCAAATGGTGTATTTACAACGTGCGACTTTCCGTTTCCTGGTTTTGTACCTCTTGACTATACACCTGA